GTAGTTATCTATACACTGTAGAACATATACAACGGCATTAGGGAAGTTTTTCACTACCCCCGGGGTTTCATGATGCGGAACTGCCTGAGATTCCATATATTCATATATGTGCTTTTTTTAGCCGTTAAATTTTACGAAAATCCGGACCACCCGGGGATTTATAATACTAAAAACGGGCCCTCATTTGTCAAACAGACCGGATAAACTGCCAGCTCAAATCTTGACATATCAGTTCCCAAATCTTATCCTGAATATAGAGCTTATCGCGATTTTTTAGCAGCGGAAACGAGGGCAGATATTCGTCCAAGTCAAGAAGCTCGCAGAATTTATACAACACATACGAATACGACAGGAAATTGCTCCGATCCTTCGGGCAGTTTTTCTGGAATGACGGCTGAATCTCCTTGAACATGTAGCGCAACTTCTCCTCGATTTCACGGCTCATGACGGGCGCATGCTGACCATTCAGACGATTCATAATATGCGGCACATGCTCATAATACTTATTATATTTCAACTTCTTCAGAATCTCACGCACCTTCTGACGGGCGAGAGTCCGGTAATCGAGAATACGCTCCTTCTTCAACTCCGCACAAATGGCGTCATACACTTCCTGTGGAATCTCCGTGCTTTCCTTGGCCTGGAACTGTGCGAGCCACTCATTGAAATGGTTAATACGCTTATAGGCGTAATAACTGACCTCCCGAGGAGGGTCCTTGTAACTCGGCTTATCCGAGTCTACAAGAACAAACTGCTGATATCCGCACCCCGTACATGTAAACATGGCCTCGTTGGCACTGAATATCATTTCCTTTTCGCACTCGGCACATTCTCCATATGTATCATCCTCCATCGCATTTGCTCCCCGCGCATGCTCAGGATGAACATTCTGTAAATACTGCTCAAGTAGTTTATCGCGCCGTAGAATCTCCCCCGTATGATGTGAAGAATATTGTGGCTTTTCTCTTACGCCTTCCGTCGCCGCAGCTGTTTCTAGAGCCGCGAGAACAGAGCCAGGCTTGGCCTTAGTAGGCGCACGCTTTACAGAAGAACTCGTATCCCTCTGTATTATCTCTTGTACCTCGTAATAGTTATACAGGATTTCACCATTCTCGAGAAAATAGTCGAGAATCTCCGAGCTATCCTCCCGCCTCTCTATTTCCTTTTGAACATCCCGCTTCTGTTTTTGAAGTTGATTATATTCTATTTCATCCGTGAGGTTCCCTTCTATTTCCTCTATTCCCAAGAGTTGCGACTTCAGCTGAGATAACTCCGTGTTTTTCTCGAGTATTCCTTGTACACGAACTCTATGGAGCGAATCCAGTGTAGTTCTTGCCTCGGGGTTACTGCGCTTTGTAGGGCGAATCTTGAAAAATGCCTCTTGTGATGACATATCCCTAGTAAACCCCAATATTGTTTGTTTAGGCTCCGAATATGAATCGCGCAAATACGCTGAAAAAAGAAGTCCCCGGCAAGAGGTACTTACAGCGCAAAAATGCGCCAATGTCCCCGGCAGGGGCTTAAAAATTCCAGATTTTTGCCGGCCTCTTGAATTTATTTCTACAGAAGGGGTATAACAAATGACCGGTGGTGGCTTGATGCAGCTTGTGGCGTATGGCGCGCAGGACGTGTACCTGACGGGTAACCCCCAGATTACTTTTTTCAAGGTGGTGTACCGCCGCCACACGAACTTCGCCATGGAGTCCATTGAGAACCCGTTCAACGGCTCTCCTGGCTTCGGCAAGCGTGTGACGTGCACGATTCAGCGCAACGGCGATCTGATCCACCGCATGTACCTCCAGGCGACTCTGCCCTCGGTGACTCTCCAGACGTCGGACGGCTCTGGTGCGCAGTTCCGCTGGCTCAACTGGGTGGGCCACAACCTCATCCGCTCCGTGGAGATTGAGATTGGCGGCCAGCGCATCGACAAGCACTATGGCAACTGGATGCACATCTGGAATGAGCTGTCCCAGGAGGCGGGCAAGCAGGCCGGTTATGCGAAGATGGTGGGCAACGTGCCTGCGCTGACCAACCTGCTGATGCAGGGCGGTGAGCCTTGCGACGATGACTGCGGGGGCGGCGAGCCCAACATGACGAACGAGTCCCTGTACTGCGCGCCTGCGTACACCCTGTACATCCCCCTGCAGTTTTGGTTCTGCCGTAACCCTGGTCTGGCGCTGCCTCTGATTGCCCTGCAGTACCACGAGGTGCGTATCAACCTGGAGTTCAATGACCTGCGCAACCTGTGCTGGGAGACCACGCCCCAGATCACCTCCAACTACCACACGATCCGCGACCGTGTGGCGGCGGCCAACCTCCAGGCGGCGTCCCTGTATGTGGACTACATCTACCTGGACACGGACGAGCGCCGCAAGTTCGCCCAGGTGTCCCACGAGTACCTGATTGAGACCCTGCAGTTCACGGGTGCGGAGTCTATCACGTCCTCGGCGAACAAGCTCAAGCTGAACTTCAACCACCCCTGCAAGGAGCTGGTGTGGGTGGTGCAGCGCGACTCGTTCGTGTCGTGCAACGACGCGGATGTGAACCCCTGGAAGGGTCAGCAGCCCTTCAACTTCTCCGACTGGTGGGACCGCTCCGTGCTGGAGTCTGGCTACTCCGTCACTCGCGTGGAGGGCATGGCGGGCAAGAACCCTTGCGTCACGGCGCTGCTCCAGCTCAACGGCCACGACCGCTTCCAGGTGCGCGAGGGACGCTACTTCAACGAGGTGCAGCCCTTCCAGCACCACACCAACATCCCCGCGGTGGGCATCAACGTGTACTCGTTTGCGCTCCAGCCCGAGCAGCACCAGCCCAGCGGCACCTGCAACTTGTCGCGTATTGATAACACGACTCTGCTGCTGACGGTGTCCAACAACGCGGTTGGCACGGTGGTGTCCTCTTCCGTGTATGTGTTCGCGACGAACTACAACGTGCTGCGTGTGATGTCTGGCATGGGCGGACTTGCTTACAGCAATTAAGAAAGTGTGGACGATTTTGTGTCACACTCAAGTCATATTGGTTATTTTTACTTGATTTTCGTATGTGAGCGGGCGACCTGAAACTTGGAAAAACGCAGTTTTCCGGTGAATCCGTCGACGACTTTAATAAAATCCTTTCACGTTACTATTTTATAAATGGTATTGTGTAAGACAAAAGAAGCAGGTGTCAAAACTCTACAAACTCTTTTACAAACTTTAAAGAAAAGGAAATACCGTTCCGTGTCGCGGTAATCGTCCCTTCCTAAATATACCCCTATAAAGAAATAGGGGCCCATGATATACTTCATATTGACCTCATGTATAATGGACAACTCTCCAGCAAGAGAAAGGGAATATTATACAGCCTACGCTGCGCTGGAATGCGCCATTCTTGCCCATAATATAAAAGATACAAAAATCATTTTTGTGGAAAATAATGGAAAGCGCGAGACGTATTTGGATGAACTGGGCTGCGATGTGTTTTACACAAATAATAACTCTTTACCTGTAAAAAACAAGGGCTACAAAGAGATTCGAGATGTGCTTGATTGTATAGCCGCCTATAATATTCAAGATACGGATTTCGTGGTGAAACTTACAGGCAGATATATTGTAGAAAGGGATAGCCCTTTCATGGCAGCTTTACAGGCTGCGCCGCAACCAGATTGTATTATTAAATACAGTAACTATTTCACACATTCTCCTACAAGAATCCGAGACTGTTTAAGCGGACTTGTAGGAATGAAATGTGCCTACATGAAATGTATCGAGCTCCCGAGTGAAACGGATGCCGGCGAATGGAAATGGGCGGGCGTTACATATTTAATCAATGAGGAGCGTATAATAAATCTTAGCCGCTTAGGACTATTTATGCATATGGATTCTGCGACGCTACATCATGTATAACTTAAACAGATACATGTATAAATGAGCAGTATGGAAAGTATAACATTTTGTATACCATTTTACGGAAAAGAAGAGAAGCATACGCAGATTCTTAAAACCTGTGTAGAAAGAATCCGACTGTTTTATCCAAAGAATCCCATTTTAATATGTAAGACTTCCGATTCTCTATTTCCAGATTTATCTATTTACAGCGCAATCGAGGTATATAATACATTTGTCGACGGAAGCCATGTGATTGGTGCCATAGAGCTCATTTTGAGAAAATGTACGACTGAAAAGTTCTTAATATGTCACGATTCTATGTTTCTATTAAAAGAACTGCCGTCCAGAATACTTTATAGAGAGCTCTACTCTCTTTGGCATTTCAAGGAACATTTACAATACTTTTATCAGCAAGATGTACGTGTAAAATTCTGTATAGGCAATACTAAAATCAAACATGAAGATCTTGAAGTAATCTTGGAAATGGGCTCTTCGGAACTCAATAGAGTATGTACCGGCCTGTTTGGGCCCGCGTTTGGAGGAAGTGTTCATACACTAAAAAAAGTATGGGAGCTCTTGAATATTTCTGAAGAAACCATTCAGCCATATCTAGGACGCCCAGGTTTAATGGCGAGCGAACGAGTATTTGCCGTTATTTTCAAATATATGGGAGTGGATACATCATTCTCGTTAAATGGTGATATTTTTGAACATCCTGGTACATTCGAAACAAATATAATACCTTCTTTTGAGAATGTATACTATCCATCATCCTATTTTTTCAAAATATGGCAGGCCCGCGTCTAGATATAGGAGAAAATCCACCCACATGTATACAGAGAATGGTCAAAGCACAGTATCGTATCGTTGGCGAAGCCGCCATCGGCACAATACTCTATAAAGGAATGGGCATTGAGTTCGCCGTGGACTTGGCGGATTTATCTGGCGTCCAAGAGCATAGGTGGCATTATACTGCGAATAACTACGTTTCCACTTCTGTACCCGTGACCGTGGATTGCTCGGGCATCCCGGTTCAGAAAAAGCGCGAGCCC